ATTGTGTGGGAGTAGGAGATTCGGGTGTGGCAATAACAAATAAGGAAATATTAGAAGCTGTTGAGATAATTAAAAGTAAATTACCTAATGGTGAAATAACTTTATTAAAAGTAGCTGTAGAAGATTTACAGGAAGGCCAAAATGATTTAAAAAAGGACATCCGTGATTTAAAAAGACAATTACTTGACCCTGATGATGGTGTTGTTGTAAGAGTGAATAAAAATTCAGAAATTCGTAGATATTGGGAAGGTAGAAACGATGAAGTTGAAAGTGGATTTTCTCATATAAGAAACTTAATAAATTGGCAAGATGGTGTAAATAAAGCACTGTGGATTTTATTTGGAGCTACTGTTAGTATAGCTGTTAAATTAATATTTTTTAATGGACAATAAAATTTATTTAAGAGATTAGGAGAATAACAAATGGCAAAATTAAAGAAACTATTAGAAGATATAGCTTTTGATATGGGAGATAAACCTAAAGTTAATAAGTTGGAAGTTATTGAGGGGGTATCCCAATATGGTATTCTTGGTAAGGCTTTATATAATGAAGTTAATATACTTGAAGTGGCTATTAAATTATCTGAAATAGCCGAATCAGCTCATTCTCATATAATTGGTGAATCCGATGATTGGTTTGATAAAGTTTCAGTTAATCGTAATATGAAGCATTTGAATGGTATGGTTAAGGAATTTAAGAAAACGGCACAGGAATCTCATGTTATAGGTCAAAGATTGACAGCTCTATATGAAGATATGGGGAATGTTTTGAATAGATATTATGATATTAATGAAGATATGGAAATATCTGAAGATTTGAAATCTTCCGGTATTGGTGAAAAAGATAATAAATTAGATCCAGAATCTGCTAAAGCCGACTCTTCTGATAATCAGGATATAAAATATAAATATAATGAAGCGGTTGATGATGATAAAGATGAGGAAATTGAAGATTACTTAAAAAAATCTCATAAGCAGTCTATAAAACAGGTAAATCCATTTAAAATGGTACCAACCGAATCTACTGATAATCCGAAGAAAACTTTAAAAGATATTTCATTAGTAAACCTTTCCCCTGTTGGATTATTTTCTAATGCTAAAAAAATTAATAAGAAAAAATAATATATTTTAGATAATGTTTAATGAAAGTTTATGGGACACGGAATTATTTTGGTTAAGTTTCGGTGATTTAATTACATACACGGTTATTGCAACGGTTATAATAGCGGAAATAGGGTTTGCAATTTGGTTACTACTAAAATGGTTTCGTGGAAATATTAAAATGAATTGGTCTCCCGTCCTTCATATTGGGGAGTCATCATCTTTGAGGAGGAGTGATGGCTCCCTGATTGAAACAAAAGAAAAAGTTGATAGAGGTCCCGTTGAGGTAAATTTAGATAAAAAGATATTTATTAGTGAGGCTGATAACATTAATGTTAAAAGTGATGAAGTTAAAAAGGGTAAAGTAAAAACCCAAAAAGATAAATTAAAAAAATTACGAGGAAAATAAGTGATTAGAAATAGAAGAAGAAAACAATGTTTTGATGGGTGGGAACACCTTAATGTGGTCACCGGTGAGTGGATGTGTGGAAAAAAACTTATTGATAAAAAAAATAGATTGAGAGGAATGAGATATGTTAGGGGTATACGAAATTTAAATAAAAAAAGAGTAAGTGAGGTAATATAATGGCTGTTGGATTAGATTGTGGTACATCATTCTACATATGTGCTACAGAAAATAGTATTAAAAAACAAAGAAATGCATTTTTAACTGTTGATGGTGACCCGAATCAAGTAAAAAGAATGTTGAAGCGTCAAAAAATACCATTTGTTGAAAAATCAGGTAAAGTACATATCGTTGGAGAGCACGCATTTAATTATGCTCAAATATTTAGTGCAGCTGATTTAAGAAGACCTATGAAAAGTGGTTTATTAAATCCACAGGAGAGAGACGCTTTACCTATTCTTAATGCAATTATAGGTGAACTGTTGGGTGGGAAATCTAAAAATGAAGATGAGATAGTGACTTATTGTGTACCGGCTGCTCCAATCGACCAAGAAAGAAGGGTTGATTATCATGAAGATGTATTAAAAACTATAATAGAAGGATTTGGTTATAAGGCTAGAGTTATTGAAGAAGCCGTTGCTTTAGCATATGAAGGATTGGTAGATGATAATCTTACTGGAATAGCAATTTCAATGGGAGCTGGTATGTGCAATATAGCCGTTATGTATGCCGGTATGACAGCATTATCATTTTCAGTTGCTCGTGGTGGTGATTGGATCGATGAGAATGTCGCTAATGATACTGGAGCATCTAAAGCCAAAGTACAACATATGAAAGAAAATTCTAGATTGATTGATTTAAATGAGGGTATTATGAAGGATATTTATGAAGAATCATCTGAACAATCAAATGTATTACATGCCATTCGTTCATATTACGGTGTGTTGATAAATTATCTTTTGACAAATCTGACTCATCAATTTGAGGGGGCGGATAAAATGCCGAATTTCCCTGACCCTATTCCTATTGTTATAGGTGGTGGGACTTGTCTTATTAATGGGTTTTTGGATGTATTTAATGAACAATTTGACCAAGATACATTTCCAATTCCGGTTAAAGAAATAAAAATTATAGAAGATTCTCATACTGCCGTTTCACGGGGTTGTTTAAGTGAAGCACAATTAATATCAGAGGAAGAGGATGAAAAAGATAACAGTTAAAGAAATAACACAATGGTTAAAGTCACTTGAAGAAAACAAATGGCGGAAGACATATAATGTCGATGCCCGTAGAGTGGCTCATTTTGTTAATTTTGGTGAAAGTATAGAATTACCACGGTCTTTACGAAAAAAATCAAAAAATGCTAATTATGATAGAGAGATTAGTTTATCCGAAAGATATTTAACACATATTAAAAAAATGGAAAAAAATAGAAAAGATGTTAAGATGAACGAAGATAGATTACGAAAATTTATTCAAGGTAAAATAAAGGAATTGTTATAATGGCAAAAAATTTAACTAATGAGAGAATATCTAAATCTTTTAGAAGATTACTTCAAATTGACCCCGACGATGGTAAGACTATATTAAATGGTACTGGGTCTACTGCTACTGATTTAATTTTAAGTGGTAGTGCTATTCATTTAACTGGATCGTTGGAAGTATCGTCAAGTCAAGTTAATTTTAATGGATTACCAACAACAGACCCTACCGTTGAGGGTAGATTGTGGAGAAATGGATTATTCGTAATGGTATCTACTGGATCAGGTGCTTAATAATTAATAAATTGGAGGTTATGTGAGAAGAAAAAAAAGTTATAAAAAAAATAAAAAGAAACATCAAAGTAGAGGGTTATATGTAGAAGTATGGAATAACAATGTCGAATGGGCATTAAAGAAAATGAAAAGAATGGTAAAAGATAGTGGGATGATGGTGGAGTTAAAGAAAAGGTCATACTACGAAAAACCATCAAAAGTTAGAAGACATAAAAAGAATTTAGCTAAATTAAGACAAAAATATAATCAAATGAAAGAAAATAGTAAGGATTATTAAAATTTATTAATGTTTTTACTTATATTTTAATATTTATATACACGAAGATATAAATACACCGCTTGGAGAGGGTATGCGGTGTCTAAACATTCCAATTAAACTTTATTAAGTTTCCTAATAAACTTATTCCACATAATATAATATTGAGGAGAATATCGATGGGTGATATTTTAAAAGAGGCTATTGCCGATGCTAAAGCAGTTCGTGAAACAGCATTAGAAAATGCAAAGATTGCGTTAGAAGAAGCATTTAAGCCAAGAATTCAATCAATGTTGTCAGCTAAATTGAAAGAAGTTGAAGACGAAGATTTTGAAGACGATACGGAATATCCAGAAGACGAGTTCGGTAGTGAAGAAGCTGAAGAAGAAATCCCAGCGGATGAAGCATATTATTCAGAAGAGGAAGAAATTCCTGGTGAAGAAGAAGAATATGGTGAAGATTTCGGTGGTGAAGAATTCGGTGGTGAAGAATTCGGTGGTGAAGATGAAGAAGAAGTGGAAGAAGAAGGTGTCATTGAAATTAATGGTGTAAAATATGCACCAGTTGTTTCTGAAGATGAATCTGTTTTTGAAGACACTAATTCTGACGATGAAATTACTGAAGAATCTGATGAAGACATCAGTAATCTTGATCTTGAAGCTGTAATTCGTGAACTTGAACAAGAGCTCGAAGAATCTGATAATCCTTATGATGGAAACGATCAACATGATAAATGGGCCGGTGGTGAAAAAGGTAAACCGTCTGAAGTGCATTCTAAAGAAAAGTTTGCTGAAGGCGATGAAGAATCTGAAGATGATGAAGCTATTGAAGAAGATTTAGAAGATTCTACTAAAAATGATTTTGACCCAACTGGTGCTAAAAAGCGAAGTGTTGATGAACCATCACAGGGGTCACTTAAATCCGAAGGTACAGGAGAAGAAATTCTTGAAATCGATCTTGATGATGATGAAGAAGAGATTGACGAAGAATTAAATTCATCTGGCATTGGTAAAGGTGATAACCATAACTCTGAACAATTTTCGGCTGATACTGAAGATCCTGAAAAGGGTGGTTTCAAAAAAGAAAAATTCAGTGAATCTATTAAAGATGTACAAGCTGAATTGGCTGAATACAAAGAAGCGGTTGGATTTTTGAGAGATAGATTGCATGAAGTAAATATTCTAAATGCAAAACTATTATTTACAAATAAACTGTTTAAAGAATTTGTTCTTGACAACGGTCAAAAGATGAAAGTTGTTGAAACTTTCGATAGAGCACAAACTGTTAGAGAAATCAAACTTGTTTATGCTACTTTGGCTGAAAGTTTTGGAGGAAATTCAAATGTTAAAAAACAATCAATTAAAGAATCAGCTGGTGGTGGTTCTAAACCTGTTAAATCAACAAAACCTTCAAAGAAAGTAATTACTGAAGAGAATGAAGTTGCTAATAGATTTAGAAAATTGGCTGGTTTATTAAACGGATAAGTTAGGAGAAAATAAATGTCTTATATTAATGAAGCTTTATTGAGTACTAATCATCACAAAAAACTTAGAGAAGAAACTAAACATCTTGTTGACAAATGGGATAAAACTGGTCTTCTTGATGGTATTGAGGGTGATTATGATAAAAGCGGAATGGCGTCATTGTTGGAAAACCAAGCTAAACAGTTGATTGATGAAGCATCAAAAGTTGGTACCACTTCAAATTCTGAAGAATGGGCCGGCGTTGCGTTACCATTGGTACGTAGAATTTTTGCTGAAATCGCTGCTCAAGACTTTGTGTCAGTACAACCAATGAATCTTCCGTCAGGTCTGGTATTTTACCTAGACTTTAAATATGGTACTGCTAAGAGTGGTAGATCTACTTCTGATTCAGTATATGGTAAAACTGGTCCATTTTCACCACTTAGTGCTGGTGGAAATGACCCAACTAAAAATGCTGCACCATTTCCTGGTGCGGATGCATCTGGTAGTTCTGGTCTATATGGTGCTGGTGCGTATGAATATACTGCTCCAAGCGAATCAATATCTATAACTGATGATCAAGTAACTGTGTTTGCAGGTCCATTATCTGCATCTGATTATAACTATGATACTAATTGGTCTGCTTCCAATGAAGCTAATGGAGATTGGTATAAAGTTAGAGTATCAGGTCAATCACTTACAAGAGCTGATGAATTATCTATTAGAGCTTGGCACGTACAGAATACTGGTTCTTTTGGATTTATTTCTGCAAGTGCACCACAGTTTACAGTAACTAGTTCAGCTGGTCTTGACTTTATTGTACAAGGTAGTGGTACGGCCGATAAGGCTCAGTTAATTACTGGTTCTGTTGAAGTTGAATACTTACAACAACCTATTGACTCTAATAGAGGTGATTTTGAAGCTGACGCTGGGTCTGGTCCTCCAGAAACAGATGTTAACATTCCAGAAGTTAACCTTGACTTGAAGAGTTCAACTATTGTTGCTAAAACTCGTAAGTTAAAAGCTGTATGGACACCTGAATTGGCTCAAGACTTGAACGCCTACCATAGTGTAGACGCTGAAGCTGAGTTAACTTCAATGTTGTCTGAATACATCTCAATGGAAATTGATTTAGAAATCATTGATATGTTAATGAACGAGGCTGTAACTACTGAATATTGGTCAGCTAATGTTGGATATGAATGGAATGGAAGTGGTTTTGATACTACTACATTAAGTCAAAATGCATTGGCATACCAAAAGAATACTTGGTTCCAAACATTGGGAACAAAAATTCAAAAGGTATCTAATAAGATTCACCAATTAACATTGCGTGGTGGTGCTAACTTCTTAGTTTGCTCACCTTCAATAGCAACTGTTATTGAATCTATACCTGGATTTGTTCCTGATACCGATGGTACTAAGGATCAATTCGCTATGGGTGTAAGCTCTGTCGGTGCTCTAAAGAGTAGATGGACTGTATATAAGAATCCTTATATGCAAGAAAATCAAATTCTTATTGGGTTTAGAGGAAGTAATTTCTTGGAAACAGGTGCGGTATATGCTCCGTATATTCCATTGATTATGACTCCGCTTGTATACGACCCAACAAACTTCACACCAAGAAAAGGTGTAATGACTAGATATGCTAAGAAAATGGTTCGTCCAGAATTCTATGGTAAAATCTATGTTCATGGTTTGGAGGCTGTGTAATATAGCAACTGACTAATAAAATAGTTAACTTAAAAAGGGCTGGTTTTCTAGCCCTTTTTCGTTATATAACGATATTTATAATTGATGAAATACACTTTTTTTAATTTTGGAGAAATTTAGTGGCTAGTAAATTTGGATTTATTTATTCGGACCCAACAGCAGGCGCTAGTGGGTCAACTCCCTATGGTATTTATGATAATGATACTACATTCGCGACGGAAAGTATTCAGGTATGTAAATGGGTGGCTAAAAGACTGGGTCATCCAATTATGCAACTTGAATTTAATTCTGGTTCTATATGGGCTATGTTTGAAGAATCTACTTCGGAATATTCACAACATATAAATAATTATAATATAAAGAATTGGATGTGGAACTCCTATGGTTCTGATGATAGAATTAGTGGGTCAATGGGCACCGGTAGTGTTGAACCACAACATCCACATATGGGAATTACTTCGGTGTTATCTGACCAATATGGTGTATCTGCTAATGTTGGTGGTGATGTTACTATGCATAGTTCTTCTATTACGCTCGCGGATGGTACTCAGGAATATGACTTACAGACAGCATTTAGTGCGTCGGTTGCTGATAGTACCGAATTAAGTGCTTCAGCTGAAAAAAGAATAGAGATACAGCGAGTATTTCATGGACCTAGAGCTGCGGTTGCGAGATTTTGGGACCCGTTTATTGGTACTTTTGACCAAAGAATGATGTTAGACCAATTTGGATTTGCGTCATATGCCCCATCTACTACATTTACATTAAGACCTATATATTATGATGTTCTAAGGGCACAGGCTATTGAAACGAGTGATTACATTAGAAGGTCTAATTATTCATTTCATGTTGTGGATAATAAAGTTAGAATTTTTCCAAGGCCGGATGCAGATGATGCTGGAAATAAAATATGGTTTCATTATTATATTAAAGATGAATTAAAATCTAATACAAAGTCTTATTCACAAGGAAAAGTAACAGATCCAAGTAATGTTCCATATAAGTTTATAACATATACCGAAATAAATTCATCGGGACGTCAATGGATACGGAAGATGACATTGGCTCTGTCAAAAGAGTTATTGGGTATCATCAGAAGTAAATACGCCTCAATGCCACTACCAAATGGTGAAGTTGCATTAGACGGTGAAGCATTAAAATCTGAGGGGCGGGAGGAAAAAGTACAACTACTTGAGGAATTAAAAGAATTCCTCGAATCGGTTTCATTGACAGAGAAGGCAAAGGCTGAGGCTGAAGAGGCTGAGGCGGCTCAACAAGTATTACAGAAATCACCACTTGGTATTTGGTTAGGATAGAATATTATGGCAACTAAACCTTTTTATGTTCCACGGAAAGAAATTGATTTATTTGATTCAATGAATGAAGAATTGATTGATGAAATTGTAGGTCAGGCTATAGATATTTATAAAGTTTCAATAGACGAAACTAATGTTAATATTTATGGTGAAGCTGAAGATGGAATAAAAAGATTTGAAAAAGGATATAGAGTAAATTGTTTGATATTATTTAACGAACCAGTTGCTGATTTGGATGAATTCGGTACGGATATTAATTCTAGTATAGAAACTTACTTTTTGAAGACATCATTAAGTGGTTCTGGTTTTTATCCTGAAGTTGGTGATATTGTTGATTGGAATAATTTTTATTGGGAAATGGATTCGGTAACTGAACCACAGATAGTGGCGGGTCATCCTGAATTTAGTTTTCAAGTTAAAGCTACTTCACACAGAACAAGATTATCTGGTGTTCCTTTTGAAGAAAGGAAGAGATAATGTCAGTTGAACCATTAAAGGTGGGGAAATCGTTTATTAGGATTGATAAGAAAAAACCAATCAAACCTATAAACAAAGAAAGTAAAGAGTCTAAAATAATTGAAAATAAATATTATTATGAAAAACCCAATAATGGTAATGTTAATATAAATGATTTATTTACCATGTTGATTAATAAAATAGATTCGATTGGTAATTCTAGAGACATATATGGTGAAGTTAAGAATAATATGGAAGCTGTGGAGGTTGATATTAAAAAAGACCTTTTTATTGAAAATATAAAAACTTCCAAATTAGAATCAGAAGAAATAAAAGGAAAAGTTAAGACCAAAAAAGATAAATTAAAAGCACTTAGACGGAGGAATAAGAAATAATGGCCGTTAAACCGATTACAAATCCAAATCCAACTCCAAAGGAAAAAGTAAATAGAGCCGAGGAAGTTTCTTTACGGAATGTTACTGTTGATGGTGGTAATAGAGAGATGTCAGTAACTCCTGGTAATGATTTTACTAAAGATTATGAAATAGTTTTAAAAGATTTGGACAAATCACTTATGAATCACGTTAAAAATGTGATGAAAATAAAAGTACAAGAAAATGGTGAAATGATTGATGTACCAGTAATGTATGGCAATCAGGAAAGATGGGCGAATGTTAGAAAGCCCGACGGTGTTATACGAGATAGAAATGGTAGTTTAGTATTGCCACTTATAATGTTAAAAAGGTCTAGAGTAGATTTTAATGAAAGTTTTCCAATGTGGCATCATGACCTGACTGGGGAAAATATAGAAGTTATTAGGTCATCAAAATATTCTAGTAAAAATCAATATTCTAATTTCTCAATTCAACAAGGTATTAAACCGGTACAAGAAAGAATAATAACTGGTCCTCCACAATATGTTAATTTAACTTATGATTTTGTAGTGTGGACGCATTATATGGACCAGATGAATTTGGTTTCACAACAATTTTTAAATCAAACAAACAGATATTGGGGCGATAATGTCTCATATAGATTTTTATGTAAAGTTGATGGTGGTATTTCAGATGCTACTGAAATGTCAGCTGGAGATGAAAGAATAGTTAGACATACATTTTCTATAATTTTAAATGGATATTTAATTCACGAATATGTTGCTAATATAATAAATAAGAAAAGACATAACTTGAAGAAGGCTTTGACTAAGGGAAAGATAGTTTTTTCTGAAAATGTTGAATAAAAATACATAAAAATAACTGCTTTGAATTTTTTCCATATATTTATATATGATTAATTATATTTAAGTGTAAAAACTTTAGGAGGTTATATGACAGAAGAAAAAAAGTTCTCTGATGAAGAGATAACAAAACTAAAAGAATTACAAGATGGCTATGTAGATACACAATCTAAATTTGGTCAACTTGTAATTGCAAGATTGAACTTAAAAAGACAATCTGAAGAATTGGGGAAAATTGAAGACGAAACAAAAAACAAATTCCTGGAATTACAGAAAAAGGAAAAGGACCTAGTAGATGATCTCACGGAAAAATATGGAGAAGGATCCCTCGACCCAACAACTGGTGTATTCACACCCATTGAAAAGTAATTTAAGAAATTTGTTTTGTAATATTAACTAGTTAATAAAATATTTGGAGAAATAATATGGCAGAAAGAGTAGTAAGTCCTGGTGTATTTACTAATGAAATAGACCAGTCATTCTTACCAGCCGCTGTATCTAATATAGGGGCTGCTTTAATAGGTGTGTGTGAAAAGGGACCGGCTTTCATACCCACAGTCGTTAATACATTTACCGACTTTAAATTAACATTTGGTGGATTAAATCCTGATTTTTTCCTACCATATACAGCGAAAAGTTATTTAAAAAATTCAGGCACAGCGACAATAGTAAGAGTGCTTGGTAGTAATGGATATACTGCTACTAATGCTGTAATTTTAAAAGATCAAGGCGCTGGTGGGTCATTTGCATCGGCTTCTTTTGGTTTAGATGGTGGTGCTACTGGAAGTGCATTTATAGGTGAAGAATTAATATTAACTGGGTCTGACGGTGCATCATATACATTTGAACCTTGGTCTGGTAGCTCATTTAATGCGGAAGGTCCTGGTGCGTTTGGACATACCGAACCCGGGTCAGGTACTCAATGGTTTTGGTCATTGGACAGTATAAATATATCATCAAGTGCTATGAATTTAATTGGAGCTATTAATTCAGCTTCTATAGGTTTTTCAGCTGCTACATCAAGT